TTGAATACATTAATCCATCGGTCTTCTTGCTTTATGTTAACGTGACCCCAATCTTCATCCATTTTGTTATGGTGTGGTGTGCTACTGAAATGAAAGTAGTTACACTCCAAGTCCGTTAAAAAAGGCAATAATTGGTAATCGTGTATATGCTCGGCTACTTCTATCATTGCTACCAGGTCACCGCTTATTTGCATATTTGTAAAATCACCATAAAAGTATCTATCTGCTACCTTATGCTCACTTGCGTACTCGTGATGGTGAATATTAGCATCGTAGTAGTGAACCTGTTTTCCTAAGTCACGCATAGCCTTTGAGTATGCACCTACGCCACCTCCTAAGTCTGTAAATTTTTCAAAGGTGATAATGTCGTTGATATAACGGGCGGTGTCTTTGTACATCTTTACGAATCCCTCATTTTGTAAGGTTATGCCGTTTCGCATTTCCCAGTCAAAACAAGTGCGGTCGTTCCAATTACCTCCAAAACTATTTACGCCTTCTGCGTTTGGGCTTTTGCTCATCGTCTGCTATTTGTGCTTGTTGTAATGATTCCGCTTTGATAACTAAACTAAGTACACCTTCTACTACGCAAGTGCTGCAAGTAGGCAAAGGTCTGCCGTTAACCTCTGAGTATAAATCTCTCAGCGTTACGTTATCTTCTGGGCTTAATTTAAAAACTTGCGTTTCACGGTATACCATATACGCAGGTCGCAAGGTAGTCATTGTGAATTGTATTTGTTCGTCGGTCATATGTGTTTATTTATAAATGTTGCAATTGCAGCTGCAAGAAAAGAAAAGGCAAAACCCTCTACTGAATGAAAGTATAGCACCCCTAACCAAAACGCCATACATAACTCACAAGTAAAAGGTTTCACCTTAAGTCTATAAGTCCAATTTCTAACGAGTATCACTCCTGCACTCGCTATGCCGCAAATCTCAATCAAAGTGTTTAGCATATTTTTTATCGTATATTTCGTTTGCTTGTTCCTTTATTAGTTTTAACACTCTCCAAATCTCGTGGCGGCTTATACCCGTGCCTCTGTTGATTGACCTTGCGTTAAATGGTGCAATCCCTTTGTCGGTGTCACCATTGCGATACAAGTGCCATATCTTGTTATGATACCAATCTAAGTTGCTCATAACTTCATCTATACATAAGAGCATTAAATCGCCTTGTATTTCGTAATCGTTTTCTATAAGTTCAATGTTATCTACGTCTTCTGTTCCGATAGGATTTATGAAGCACTTTGCAAAGTTAGTGTACTTGCCGTAGTATTGATTAAAAATTATTCGAATTATAAACCCCTCCCAATATCCGCTATGGTATTTCTCCTCTATCCATTCATCTTCTTTCTCGCATAGTATCACAAATAACTCTTGATATAAGTCACTTGCTAACTCTTTGCCGACCTTAACGCAAACATCCATAACCCATCCAGATTTAGTTAATTCGTTTATGATTTGATTCTTTTTAATATAACAAAGTTATTTGCGATTTATTGCGATTTATTCAAAAGTTTTACACATAAAAAAAGGGGCGGTTAAGCCCCCTTGTTAGTTAACCTTGTTCGTGAACAAGGGCAACGCTTTGATTGCCACGCTCGTCTACATAAAAAATGGGTTCGTTGTACTGCAAGTTCAGGTCGTATAGGTAACCCCAAACAAAGTCTTCGACTTGATTGGCGTTCATTAAAGAGATAGTGAATCCGCTCTTTAGAGTTGACTTGGCGAGTTCGATGGCTTGTGTTTCAGTTATGTTTTGCATAGTTCAAAGATAGACATTCCTAACAACATAGCAAATATTTTTTCTTTATTGCAATTTGTTTTACATTTCTATGACATTATTCACACGCATAAGTGATAGTTAACTTTGCACCTGTGTCAATTGAATAAACAAACCATCCTTCTTTAATGTACTTTTTAGCATAGTAAATCACTTCCTTTTGGGTTTCAAGAATTATATGTAGAAATTCTCGATTCCTTTTCATTGTTAACTCTATTGATGCACTCATTATAAAAAATGGTTTCGGGTTTGTACTGCATTTGTAGGTAATTCTCGTAATTGTTGCATAGGTGAATTATTGTCGAGTGGTCACGATTGATAAATCTACCGATATACTTAAACGACTTTTTTAGGTGATGTCGGCACACATAAGCAAACAATGCTCGTGCAGTTACTATTTCCCTTTGTCGTTTGCTGCTAATTATGTCATCTTGGAAAACCTCCGTAACTCTGCTAACAATAGTTAACACCTCACCTAACTCTAAATCAAATTTAGGAATCTGCACAGGTTGTATTATTCGTTGTCGCAATTCTGCAATTTCCCGATTTAACTTTTCAATCTTGGCATCGTGTATCTTTTTCATACGCTCGTGCCTTGCCTTTAGTGTAATGTATTCGTAGGTATAATCTCTCATAATAGTTTTCCTTGTATTAATCCTGGTTTACTCCATTGGTCTGCCATTGCTTTGGCTATACCTTTAAAAGTTGTACTGCTCTCTTTCCAATTTTTTGCAGTACCTCTATGTGTTTTTTCTCCTCTTTTTGCTCCACCAGTATTAGATGGTAAAAATGGTGTGTATTGATTTAATATATTTGTTGGTTTTAACAAAGGTAAATTTTTAAGCCATAATAATGTGCGTTTAGAAAAAGGATGACCAAACTGAAAGGGTTCAATCGCTTGTGATGGTAAAGGCATTTTTAGGATTTGTAATGGCGTTGGATTTTCTAAAGCAATTTTTTCGATATCTGCATTGTATAATTTCATAAAAAAATCTTTAGCATCTAATGCCTTTATTAATCTTTCTTGATTAACATTATTATTTTGATACATCCATCTCGCTCCAGCTCGGCTTATATAGGTACACGGTGGGTGTGCTATCATTAAATCCCAACCGTCATTGATAATATCAAATACATCGCCTTGATAATGCGGACCAGGTACATCGGTAGGTAATAAATCGCAACTCATTGCATCGTGTTGTAATTTGATAAATTCGTCACGAACTGCACCGCTATATTCACACGCTACTAAAACTCTCATAATATCTCCTTATAACGTGTGTAACGACCTTCAAAAGACATCGGGATGCTTACACATTGTCCGTGCCGGTTCTTGCCTATAATTAACTCTGCATCCATTTCTATGTCGGGTTTATCGTCTGAGTAGTACGCAGGTCTAAAAGGAAATAAAACTATGTCTGAGTCTTGCTCTATCTGACCGCTCTCTCTTAAATCTGAAAGCATTGGTTTCTTGTCGGCTCTCTTTTCGGTTTCCCTCGATAACTGAGCAAGTGCTACAATCGTTATTTCTAATTCCTTTGCTAATAGTTTAAGGGTTCTACTGATGTGTGCAATCTCTTGCTCTCTAATTTTCTGATGCGATTTAATCAACTGCATATAATCGATAAAAACAATATTTAATCCGTGCTTTGCCTTGTGTAGTTTTATCTTGCCTACTATCTCGTTTATGTCTGAGTTGCTGCCGTCATCGATAAAAAAGTTAGTATTTTGGCTCATTAGTTGCAAGGTCATACTTTCTAATTCCTTTGCAGTTAATTTGGCACTACGAATCTTGTAGTTTTCAATTTCGCCTATGTAACTAAGGTAACGCTTGGCAAGTTCCTCCTTGCTCATTTCAAGAGAGATAAATAATACGTCAGCATTTGCGGCTGCATCTAAAGCCAAAGACAAAGCGATGGCAGTTTTACCACTACCAGGTCTTCCTGCAATGACTACCATATTACCTTTATTCCATCCACCTACATACTTATCCAAGTATCTCCAACCTGTGGGTATGCCCGTCATATTAGTGCCTCGTTCAATCGCTTCTTGCAAAGTGTCTATGACATTACCTGCAACTACTCCAATCGGTTTAGAGTGACTATTTGCGTTTACCGTTGATTCTACGAGTAATACATTTAACTCCGTCACTAAGTCGCTTAGATTTTTATCAAAATTTAACTCAGAAATTTTACATTGTAGGTTGTGCTTTTTGTAATTAATCTCTAAGGTATGCATTTCCTTTTCAAAGTATACGTTGCTCGTTACTACGTTTTGAAGCATTGCAATGTCTTTAATGTGTTCTTTGTGAGCCATACCTACTGATGCTATGTTTATAGGCTCGTTTGACATATAAAGTTCTTGCATTGTAGATACTACTGCTCTACGCCAATCTGTAAACCACAATGGGCTTAACTTCATTATGTAAGAGTGTGTTTGTGGATATAGGATAATCTGTCCTAATATGCTGCTTTCTATGTTAATCATCTAATGTGGCTTTTTTATAATTAGTGCTTATTGTGGGTTGTTCAATAGTTTTATATGGTAGTTCATCTTCCCATTTTTCTTCATTTATGTATCTTTCAAAATAAGGTAAATATTTTAATTTGTCATTATCTATGTGATTTTTCATATACTTTGGTAAATGCTCTTGTATTAGTTGAACTTTTTTAGATGATAACGAACAAAATCTTTTATGCGAATTTTTCTTACTACCTCTTCTCGTATACAATTTCCAACATTCTTCAAATATGCTTTCTATATTATTATTTATATCTATGTTATTATTACTATCTCTCGGTGGAATTTTACCCCCAGGTATGGTTAAATCTTGACCCACCCTATGGTTATTTTTTACACCCACCTCCGTGTAAGATTTAGACATAGGATAAATTCTTCTTTGTATCACTTCGTTCTTATCATTTCTTATAAGTTCACGCCTAATGATTTTAAGTTCTTCTAATCGCTTTAAATCGCTTTTGACACTACTTTCACTTGCCTTAAGCAATTCGCAAATTGTAGAGTTTTTTAAATAAGCGTATCCGTGTTTTTTTGCCATACCGTTTAACAACCCAACTAAAATGGCTTGACGATGATTTAACTCGTCTAATAGTACCGATTCAAATATTATAAATTTGCTCGGTTCTTCAGAGTTCTTTTGGTGGGTTGTAGTCATTTGTCTTAAGAATAATTTCTTTGGTTTCTGTGTCTAAAATATCCATTTGAATATTCCAAGACATCAAGTTTTCTAATAAAGTTTGTAATGTGTCAAAATTGTTTGAATCTGCAATATCTTGTGAAATACACCCAAATTCAAAAGATTCAAAATAACCAGTTAGTAAATATCTTTTCATTGCATAAAAAAAGCCCATCAGATTTGCGGTAGTAGGAGTACACGCAAACCCAACGGGCAAATGTCTTTTTAATAATGGGGTCTCCTACATCCCACTGAACTCTACAAATATACTTATTTTTCAGAATAAATCAAGATAATTCTTCTTTATTTTGCAGCTGAATAAAACCAGTATGCCGGTTACTACCCATTTCTTTTAAAAATTGAACTTCTACTTTTGCAGAATTTATTATGACCTGTGCAACCTCACTGATTGCTTTTGCTTTGTCTATTTCGATGTCACCGTCTTTAAGCATTTCGATTGTTTCAAATAGATGATGTCTAAGGTCTTGAATTTTGTCTTTTGCCATTTTCTGTGATTAGTTTAGTGATTGTTCTTTTTAAATATATTACTTCCTTTAAATCTTGCGGTAAGTTATAAATAGCGTTTCTTCTTTGATGCTCTTCTCTATCTATTGCCTCCAGGTTATCAATATCAAAGTTTTGATTGTTCTTGTCCTTAAAAACTATTATCAAGCCTTTAGGTATTTTACCGTGGTGTTGCTGATAGATATGCCGATGCTTTTGAATGTATTTACCGTTTACTTTTACCATAGTGTAACCATCTCTATCCAGGCGTTCGCTGCCGTCGGGCTTCCAATTGTGTGGCTTTTGACCTTTTTTAAATTGGGTATGTGTGCCGCCAATCTGCAAACCTTTCATTCCTTTATTCCAAGCAGGTACACCTTTTCTAAATTGTGTAGATTCATTTGTTGTAATCGTGTAAACGTGCTTGTATAAATATTGACGAGATTTTTTTAAATCTAATTTTAACGCCTGGTTGTATATCTGGCTTATACTGCGATTAAGAACTTTTGCAATGTACTTTGTTGGTGTATCCGCGTACATCTCACGGAGTGTATCCGTTTCCGCTTGTGTCCATCTTTTGCCCATAGCCTAAATCTTTTTTGACCTTTTCTTGGTTTGCTTGTTTTGCCTTCCACCGCTCACCTCTGAACTGTGGGCGTTCCATTTGTAGTTTACGCCTTAGTCGTGTGATAGTTTGTGCATCGGTTAACCCTCCGTAGGAATACATTAGAAAAAAGTCTGGTATATCCATCTTGCTTGGGTCTTTGCCTTGCTCGATTAGTTCCTCGTGCCAATAGTAGACACACAGCTGCTTGTCATCGTCTTTGCTGGTCGGGTACTTCAATAGTACGTTAGCGACCTTTTGTAGTGTTAGTTTCATAATCCTTTTCCTTTATAAAAGCGTTTAGGTTTTACAATGTGTGGTCGTTCTGCTTCGTTGACTTCTCTCATTTGGTCGTTTTTCATTTGCCACCATTCACGAATGATGTGAAATAAAATCACAAGGGCGAAATAAATCACCCCTATGATGACTGCGATAATTATTGGCATTTCCATAGTGTTTAAATTATGGGGGCGGTTAAGCCCCCTTGTTAATTGTTCTCAAATGCAATCTAAGTTGATGCAAAATACTTTCAAATTCTTCAGTTGTAATTTCATTTGTATTCATCAAATTAAATCCAGCATCAACAAATTCGTTAATGGTTAATGAGTTTCCAACATTTGTAATGTTTGAAATAAAATCTTGCTTAGTGTTGTTTTTATCGTTTTGCATAGTTCAAAGATACAACTACTTTCCTAAAGTGCAAATATTTTTTCTATTTAGTAAATCGTTTTACAATTCTATGACATTAGGAGTGTATTATAGTTTGCAATAATTCCCAAGCAGCCTCAAGTTTTTCGTCTATTTCAAACTGCAAATCGTGACGCTCAATCTCTGCAATGTGTAGTTGTTTACCATCGGGCATACGAGGGTCGTAGGAAACGAAGAACCCAGTTGGTAGGTCAGTCGCTAACATACCTAACTGCATCTGCCAATAGTATTCGGGATGTACTGATTTCAAACTATCGGCATCGGCTATGCTAAAGTTCTTTAAATGAATGGCAGAGTTATACGGACACTTTATTTCAAGTATTGCCTCTTCGCTTAACCCATCTGGAGAATAGCCGCTATAATCACCGTAGGGGATAAATACATAGGTTTCGCCACCATAATATGTAAATGGGTCGAAGAAGTGTTTAGAGAACATCTCAAAGGCTTCTGCCTCGTGGTCTTTTCCCCAATCTAAAGCATCACCGTATATAGGCTTGGCGATACCTGTTAGAATCTCTGCTGCTTTCTCGTATACAAATGTTTCGGCACTTTTAGAAAGGAGTCCACCAGAACGTGAACTCCCCATCAATTTGTGAATG